TCAAAACAGCTTCACAAAATCACCGACCAGCGCCTCGATCGTCGCCAGAATCCCCGTCGCCTGCGCCTGCTGCGCCGCCGGCAACGCCGCCACCGCCGGCGCCGCCGCACTCACCAGCGTACTCGCCGCCGACACCGCCAAACTCGCCGGCGTCTGCCCCGCCGCGACACCGCTCTCCACCGATTGCGCCACGTGTCCGGCCGCCGCCAAACCCAAAGCTACGGCACCGGCGACCGGATTTCCCGTCAGGGCCGCCACATCCGCAATATCGCTAACCGTACTCAGCGCCTGATTAACATCTGTTTCGGTACTGTTCGACATCCATGTTCTCCCAAAAATCGGCGAACCGCGCCGTACGGATCAACCCGCCGGCGGATGCGCCGTCACAGACGCAACGATGGCTTCGGCATCAGCGATCACCGGCGCCACACTCTGCAACGTCTTGCGCGCCATCGCCGCTCTCACATCCGCAATCGCCCGTGCCAGCTCTTCCGTCGTCACGCTATTATCCGGCTGCACCATCGCCACGAACCCGACCACGATCCCCAACAGATCGACCATCGGCGGCACCGTCCGCGTCACCACATATTGCAAAACGGCCGTAAGCACAGTCGCCACCCACGCCGACAAACCCGCCCGATTGGCGGGCGACTTCAAAAACGCTGCCAGCATTCCTGCCTCCAAAAAACGGAAAGGATATCTCCGCCGCTACCCTGCAGCGGCACAGGCGCGCACCGCCTGCATAAACCCATGCGCGGCACTCACCCGGCGCCTCACCGCCAACACCGTGTAAGCCACATCGAACATCGACCCGGTACCGCTCAATTGCAGTGACGCACCAGGCCTCAAACTCACGTCACCAGGCATTGTCCCCGCCAGCACCATCGCCTGCCCAGAAAGCGCCGCGGCATGCGCGCTCGCCACACGCTGCGCCTCCGCCGTCGAGAGATTAGGCCGGATCAAACGCGTCGCCGTCCCGCTCCCCACCGCCGCCTGGTTGACAGACTTGCTGCGCGCATTCCACGAGCTCAAGATCGCCTGCCCCGGCAGCGTCGCCGCAAAATCGACAGCCACCCGCACAAAACTATTCACAGTCACCGCCACCGGTGCCGGCATCCCAGCCGGTCCAAACACCAGGCTCTGCCCCGCCACATCAACGGCAAACCCCTCGATCTGCGCCAGCGCCACCAGCAAATTCCACGCCGTCGTCGCCCGCGCATGCAACCCCAGCGCCGCCCGCGCATGATCGCGGTCGTAATACTGCCCGACCAGAACCGATGTCGACGTCACCACCGGCGTCAACCCATGCGCCTCGGCGATCGCCGTCGCGATCTGGCTCGACGTCTGATTGACGTAGGACGCAGAAACCTCCGCATCGACCAACACCGCCGTCAAATCGCGCCCGCTCAGCTCGGCGAGATTCGCCGCCAGATCGATCCGCACATTATCAACCTGCCCCACCAACAAGGTCGAAAACCCAAGTCCAGCAGTCGCGATCGCAATTGTGATCGACTGACCCGCAAGCCCCGCAAAAAACGCGACGGTAGAATCGGCACTCGCGCCCAACGCAAACACCGCCAAAAACCTGTCTGCCGCCTCATACCCTACAGACTCCAGCTCCAGCGCCACCACGCCAGGCAGCACCGCACCCGCTACACTGACGAGCACGCGCGGCTGCTCAATCGGCAACACCACCTCCGGCCATCGCATCCACCGGCGGTATCACCAGCGTCTGCACGCCGATAAGCACCGGATCGCTCAGATCATTCGCCTGCGCAATCCGTATCCATTGCGTGGCATCCTGCAAATACTGCGCGGCCAACGCAAACAGATTGCCCCCGGCCACAGTGATCGTCCTGTTCATCACACCAACTCATTGCCTATATTCACCGCCGCCCGGCCCACATACCCTGTCATCGCCCCCAGCCCCGCCAACTGCGAGCACGCCGCACTCACACGCCCCACCGCCGCCACGCCAGCAGCCGGATCGCTCGCCGCTCCGAGCGCCGCCACATCCGTCAACAACGCACGCCCCGAGGCCGCCATCGTCGCACTCAACACACCTTGCAACGCCGAAAATCCCGCCAGACTGCCAGCCGTGACACTTGCTACCGACACACCGGCCTGCCCGCTCAGCGCCGCCGCCGCCGTCAAATCCTGCGCCACCAGGCTCGCCACAGGTGCGGCCAACACCGCAACATCCGCCAACGGATCGACCACCACCACGCATGTCACAGCAAACGGAATCAAATTCGTCTCGCGATACTCAGCAACAAAGTCACGAATCACGACACTGTAAAAAAACCTATCCCATACCAGTGGCAACACCGCCCCCAGCGCCCGCGCGGTATCCAACAACTGCGCGCGCCCCACCGCATCGGCGCCGGAGAAAATCCCAGAAAACGAAATTACCCCATCATCCAGCCCGAGCGCCTGCACCACGCGCCCGCCGCCAATCAGAGACTGCACGGAAAGCCGCTGCTGCCCACCAAAGCGGATCTTCTCCGGCACCTCCATGTCCTGAAAGGACACACCGCCCAGCGTCAAAACCACATTGCTCATCGCCAGGTCCTCAAATCTTCAGCTTTTGCCCCAACCAAACCGGCGTCAGGCGCGGATCGAACGCACCCCCACCGGCCGGCGGCAACCGCGCCTGCCGCGAAAAATAATCGTCAAGCAAATCCTGGGTCTGCATGGGCATCGCCGACGCCATCCGTATCACCCCCAACATCGCGTCATCACGCGCCGTTCCGCTCCCGCCGACATCCCGATCAGCCAGACCGATCGTCCCCGACCTTGCCGCCCCACGCGCCCCCGCCGCGGCGATCGGCGGCTCCATCATCGGCAACCGATCGTCAAGCACTGCACGCTGCAGTCCATCCGAAACAAACCGCCGATCAGCACTCCGCGTCTCAGACGCCACCGGCAAAGCCCCAAATCGACTCTGATCTCCACCCCACGCCAGCCCCATCGCAAACGACCGTGGCGCGGGCGAGGACATCGCCCGCCCACGCGATGCACGTGGCCCGGTCCAGGCCCACACCGGCAGCAGCGGCGATCCTTCACGCGCAGCCCCCACATCACGGCCACGGCCTGCCACACGCCACGCTAACGCCGGGCGCGAAACACGCGCACCCACCGCCGAAACCGAAACCCCACTCACATGATTGACCGAAGCCTCAGCACCGATCCTGACATCGACAGCAGCCGGCATCCTCAAAAAAGCAGCGGCCGATCCCATCGCCTCGCCACGCCGAAACAACACCGGCATCCGGCCCACCCGCGCCACGCGCGGCGCCCACACCCGATGCCGCAAAACGTCCTGCCCACGCCCAATCCCAAACGCCGGCCCCACATCCCTCATTAAAGCGCTATGGGCCATCCGTTCCAAATGCACGCGCGTTGCCGTCGCCGCCCGCAAACCCAGCCTGCAACAGCGGCGCCTCGCCCACCTCCTCATGCGTGTCGGCCAAACACCCTCTCCCCCCACGCAAAACCCGCCCTACCTCACCCACCGACATCCCAAGCCAATCGCCGCCAATCGAACCGATAGCCGCGCAGCTCACCAAAAAGCACGACGTAAGCGAGCCGCTCCGCCTCCTCCAACCGCAACGCCACCTCATACGGCACCCCGCACTGCACCAGGAACAACCCGTCGATCAGTGCAGGGTGCCGCGCTAGTTTCCCGCGTCGCGCGCCAGCGCCTCTGCCGTCTGCGGCGCCATCGCCCTGGCCACCACCGCCATCGCCTCCAACCCAATCCGCTCCAGCGCCGCCTCAACCCCCGCCTCATTCACCGGAAACGGCAATGGCAACTCATCGATCATCGCAACCGACGCCGCAATCAAAGCCCCATTCACATAAGGCCCATTCTCCGAAAGCTCCGGCCCCAGCGCCTTGAAAATCCGCAGCTGCTCCACCGCGCCCATCCGCCGCAGCACCAGCTTGCGCCCCGCCGCATCGCTCACCACGTCAGCCATCACAGGCTCACCCGGCCGGACGCATAAAATTCCAGCTTCTGCGTCACCGGCGCGGTCCCGCTATAAGCGCCCGACGATGTCAGCTTGAACACCACCCCATTGAACTGATACGTCGAGGTCGAGCCGTCAGGCTCATTGACATACTGATAGAGCGTCCCCGCCGCCACCGTCTGCCCCGCCAGATACGCCGCCTCGATCCGTGCTATAAAATCATCCACCGCGGACGAGCCCCGGTCCAGAGAAAAAATCCCCGTCCACCCCTTCGGCAACTCGGCCCCCAGCTGCACGCCATCCAGCCGGTCGACGCGCAACGTCAACGTCATCTGCCGCGCCTCGAACCCCGTCACATGCGCAAAATCAACTCGCCCGAACGGCCCCATCACCACAACCTGGCAATCGCTGCCAACCGAAAACGTATTATACGGCATCGCCTCGCCCCCTCATCTCAAGCCGCCGCCGCAACTGTCGCGACACTCACCTGCACCGTCTGCCCGCCCTGCACATTGACGATGAACTTCTCGTTGATCGCCTGGTACTGCACCTGCACATCGGCCTGCACATACCCCAACGCGGTTCGGCTCAGCGGATTGTTGCTGATATCGCACACCACCGCGAACGGCAGTGCGCTCGTCGTGCTCCCCAACATCCCCTGAGTCAGCAAGCCATTTAAAAACGACAACAACGTCGCCCGGATATTCTGAAACAACGTCGAATTCACCAACTGCCCCACATAGGCGCCCATGCCGCTCGACAGCGTGCTCGCGATATAATTCGTCAACCGCGTATAATTATCGCCATTGATCGCGGCGTCGGACGATGAATTATGCCCACCCCGCACGCCCCAATACGCCCCACCAGGCTGCGGATTCGCAATCACATCGATCCCCGCACTCAACAGCGCCGACAAATCCGCGCTCGTATAGGTCGCCGCCATCCCCAACCCCGGCTGCCCCGATTTCTGGCTCCCCACCACCCCATAAAGCGGCTTATTGAGCGACGATTGCTCGGGCGACAGATTCGCCAACCGCCCCGCCACAAACCCCTGCGGCGAGACCAGCCGCGTCACCCCATTCGCCTGGTCGGACCAATAGATCCAATCCCCGAACATCAGCTTCGCCGCATAGCTATCGATTCCGGCCTCAGCCTTCACCGCCACCGCATCGGCAATCGTATCGCCCGCCGCCCCCGTGAGGATCATATAAACGCTCTCTGAGAGCCCAAACGCCACCTGCGCGCTCCAGTGCGTCGGATCATCCGCATCTGCCAGCAGCGCCACCGCACACCCCTGCGCGCGCAGCGCATACATACCCTGCCGCGGCAGCGTATCCGACCCCACCAGGAGCGCAGCGCTCACGCTGCCCGCCCCATCACTCCCCGGCGTGCCAGACGCAAACCCATACACCCCCGCCACCGGCGTCGCCGAACCACCCAACGTCGTCGCCACCACCAGCTGCGAGGGCCCGCGCAAACTCCCATTGCCCTGGTTCACCGCCGCCGCCAGGGCGATCCAAAACGCCGGCCCGCTCCCCGCCACATTATCGAACACCTCGGGTGTGAGCCCCGGCAGCGCCACCGTCAGCCGCCACGTCCCCGCCGCCGACCCTGCGGACAGCGTCAAACTCAACTGATTACCAAGACTACCCGTATAAATCGCGGTAAACGTCACCGATCCCAGCACAGTCAACGACGCCGCCGTATCGGTCCCATCCGTCACCCGCACACACCGAAAATTCGCAGCGCCTTGCTGCACCGCCACCGCCACCTGCGTGCCCATGTCGAACTTGCGCGCCATCACGGGGCCAAAACTCACCGCATAGTCACTCATGCTGCCGATCACCGTCGGCTCTCCCGTCGGCCCCCAACTCGCACTGCCCACCACGCCCAGCACATCCGTCGGCACGCCATTGAGCAACAAGCTCTGCGGCGGCACGATCTGCACATATAAATCCGGCACGATCAGCGCCGTCGTATTGATCGCCCCCTGCTGAACAATCGGCATGTTTTTAAGCCCCCTTCGCCGTCACACGCACAACAGATCCCGCCTGCGGCCCCGCCAGCACCTTCGTGATCGTCGCGGCATCAGTAATTTTGTCGCCGCGCTTGAAACCGAGAAACGGCTTCAGCACCACCAGCTGCATTGTCATTGTGAACCCTCTAGCTCTGTAAAGTTTCAACCAGCACCGCATTCGCGGCGAAAGTCTCGGTGCCGAACAGCATCGCCGGCGTCATCATCGACAGCACCGTCGGATATTCCACCGCATAAACCAGGTCGCGCCGATACAGCCGCGCATCGGCCCCGGTATCGATCGCGACCACATCCTCGAACAAAATCCGCCCGCTCGAGCCATCGGCCAGTGGCAAAAACACCATCGACGCCAACGCCTCATCGATCACCGGCGCCACCGCATCTCGGCTCACCGGACTCGGACACCACATCGATATCCGAAATTTCTGCGTCTGTCGCTTGATCTCCTGCAACGCCCCGGCGCCACTCACCACCCGCGCGACAAACCGCTGCGCCGCCGGCACGCTGATCGTCGCACCCGCATGATCAACAATCCACCCGCCGGCGCGCACCAACGCCGCCATATTGCTGGCCACGGTCGCCGCACTGTCATTGCCCTGCACCGCATAAGCAAAAGTCGCCTGGTCCACGATCACCCCGGCCAACTGCCCCACTGCACAAGCCCCCGCAAACGTCGCGGTCGCACCCTCCACCGCCACGCTCAACACCGCGCTCACCGGCGCCACACTCACCCAACGCCGCGGATAACGCGTGACATTCCGCACCCCGGCCACGTCACCCAGCACGGACACATGCGCGACACCCTGCGCCAAATCGGCATCCAGTGCCGGTGCCGTCGGCATGCCCCGATACACCCGACACGTCAGCCCCACCGCACTCTCGGCCGCCATTCCCGCCGGATACAGCGCATTCGCGATCACCGCCGCGAGTGCGGTCTCCACATCCGCCTGGTCCGCCATCAGCTCACCGCCTGGTCCAGCGCCAGCCGCCAAACCCCACCCAGCAACACCGCGCCGGTGACCACGAAACTACCCCCACCATCGGCCCGCAAAATATCCGCCACCCGCGGCCGCACCTCACCCACCGCCGGCAGCAACGCGGTAAACCCCGGCAGCTTCGTATCATCCGCCAGCCCCACACGCGTGCGGTCCTCGATGCCACCCATCAACAAACTCACAGGAAATCCCTGAAACAAAACCGTCTCAGTCGCCGGCAACACCGCACTATACTCATTCAACCCCGCCAACACGGGCGCCGCCGGCCGGCACAGCCGCACCACCGCATTCGTCATCACCACCAGCATCGGCTTCGGCGGCTCGATGGACGCAACGAACACCGTCCCCTCAGGCCCCACCAGATAATCCCCGACCGCCAGATAACTCCAATCCGCCCACGCCTGCCGATAAGGCACCCCGAACGCGCTCGGCGCCCCAACCGCCCCGCCAGGCAACACAAACGCCACCGCCAACCGCAAAAACCGCAGCGCCGGATCAATCGGCGCCACCGGCCCTGCAGGCCGATACGCATCGTGCAAAAACCCCACACGACGCGCCACACAGCCCGCCCCATAGGCCAGCCGGTCCGCCAACTTCACCCCATCCATCACACCACCAGCGTCACACCGGCCTGCCCCAGCGCGGGCCCCGGCGGCACACCCAAGAACCCGCACAACCGCCGCCGCCACGCATCGAACAAATTCGCCCGGTCCCGCAGCTCATCCTTGTTATGCGTCCACGCCGCCGCCGCATCGGTATCCAAATTCTCCGACGTCGTCGGCACCGCAAACTCCAAAGTCGCCAGCGTCGACAAATACTGCAGCGTCACCGCCACCTCCGCCGGCGCCATATTATTCATCCGATATTCCAGCGTCCCATACGCCTGAAAAAACCGCCACGACTCGAACCTCGCAGCCCCCGCGCCATACGCCGGATACCCGCAAAACCGCCGAATATCCGCCTTCTGCGCATCGGAAAACGACGTCGGCAAACCCGCTGACATCAATAAGTATCCCCATCGCCCAAGGTGAAATACACAGTCCCGCTGCCAGCCCCCAACACGACGGCAGCATGATTAACAAACGGCCCGCCCCCCAGCAGCATCCGCGCCCCCGCCGGCACCGGCGTATCGCCCGTGGTCGCGGTCAACCCGCTCGCCCCGCCCAGCCGCACAAACGCCGTCCCACTCGCCGCATTATAAACCAGCACGGCATTGCCGCCGCCCACCAACGCCGTACTCGCCAAACTGGTCGAAGCCGCCACACTCGCCGTGCCCGCCGGCCGAAACGGTTGCGTAGATCCTGTCGACATCGCCGCCCCCTTAACCGATATGCTCGAGCATCACAGCGCGCTTATAATTCGCATTCGTCGCCGTCGGCACTGTCAACGGCGTCGTGGTGGTGTCGGACGGCGCACAAAATCCGCCGATCCAATACCAGCTCTGCGCAATGATCTGCCGCAGCCGGTCGATCGGCTCGCGCGTCACCATCGCCACATTATCGATCACGTTCACCAGGCTATCCTTCGGCGCCACATCATCCGCCGCCATCCCGGCAAAATCGCCCTCGATGAGCGCCCCCTGCCCGCAAACGATCGGCCGCCGCACATAAAGATTCTCGATCACGGGATGCGTCTGCACATAAGCCTCGGTCGTGGTGATAAACCGCAGCCCCAGAAAATCGCTCACCATCCCCTGCCTGAACACCGGGTTGGACGACGTCGCCCCCTGAAACAGCTGCTTGAAATCCGGATCAGAAAACAGCTGCCGCGCCGAAACCGGATCGAGATAGCAATTATAAACCCCATCCACCAACGGCACGGCATTCCGCCGCAACAGCGCCACCGCGTCCAGCAGATTCCCCATCGTCAGCGTATCGGTCGCCTGCAGCGCCGCCGTCGTCGCCCGGCTCGCCGGCCGCACGATCGCACTCGCCGTCGCCGCCACCACGGCATTGCCCGCCGTCGCATCCGCCACCGCCACCGCGGCGCTGAACACCAGTTCGCCCGAAACCCCGTTCGGCGCGGTCGACACATTCGTCGCATCCACCGCAACACCGACCAGCGTGTACATATTCCCGTTCACCGACACACCCAGCGGATACGTCGCCGACACAGCCTGCTGCACCCCACTCGCAAACACCGTCTGAAACCCGCGCACATCATCCACCTGCACGCTCGTCCCCGCCGTCGGCAGCGTCGCAATCACCCGCGTATTCCCGCCGAAATACGGCGCAAACAGCGCATTGCGCGCCAGCTCATCCAGACTCCGCGCCGCCTGCTCGCCATTCGTCGCGGCATTCTGCAAAAACTGATTGGCGATCCCCACACGGCTCGTCACCATGTTCAGATCCTGCGTCGCCGCATAGAAATTCAGCGAGATCGTATACTGCTCAACCCCCCAATTCGTCGACGTCAACCCATTATCCAGATTCGTATTGCTCGCCGCCGCCAGCGGCGTCGTAACGCTCGGCTTCAACCCCGCCCGCGTCTTCGTCAGCGTCTCGCCGATCCCCACCGCAAACTCCTCGCGGTCGGCAATCAACCGATACCCCAGCCGCGACTTCATCACCGTCTCGAACTCGCGCTCCAAAAATCCCTGCTGGATAATCGGCTGCAGAGCCGCCGGAAAATTCTGAATGCCCATCGGCCAGACCACCCTTCATAAAGTAGAGAAAAAAAGTAAGCAGCGCTTTTTGAAAAAAGCGCGCAAAAACTTTTGCGCTGTTACGCGGGGGTTCGCCGGCCGGGGTGCGCCCAGCGCGGACCGCGCATGGCGGTCACCGGCCTGCGACCCCCCGCGTAACAGCGCAAAAGTTTTTTTGGTTCTTTTTTTACAAAAAAAGAACTGCTTAAACTAACGCCTTTTCAGCAGTGCGGCCCTCGCCGCCAACCACTCCTCATGCGTCAACTCATTCGCATGCCGCATCCGCGGCGGCTCAGGCCGCGGCGGGTTCGCCGCCGCCGAAGAAGACGCCGCGCCGAACAACCACGGCTTCGCCCGCTTCAGCTTCGCCAAAACCGCCGCCGCCTCCACCACCTCGCCGGCATCGCTCAGCCGCACCTCGGCCATATCGATCAATTTCAGCCCATCGAGATCGACCATCCCGGCCCTGATCGCTTCGGCCTTCAAATCCGCCCGGATCAACCGCGCATTCGCCTCCGCCTGCGCCACACTCAGCGCCGCCTCCGCCTGCTCGGCCCGCACCCGCCAGATCTCCGCCTCGTTCTCTTCGGTCATGCCTCATCCTGATCGATCGCGTCCAATTCGGCCTGCACATCCACCACACCCTGCACCGCCGCCTGCGTCTTCACGGCCGTCTCGCGCGACATCTGCCCCGCCTGCACCAGCGTCGCCGCCGCCTGCGCCTCCTTCAACCGGTCATCCGCCGACAGCGGATACCAACGCGGCCAACGCAAACTCAACCGCACCCCGGCATCCAGCGCCGGCACCGGCGCCCCCATCACGCTCAACGGAAACACGGCAGACGCCCGCACGATCATCTTCAACAGCGTCAGCAACCCGCCATCGCCATAAGAAATCCGCAAATTATCCGCGAGCCAGATCAACCCCTGATTCATCAGCTCCAAAGCCCGCCCGGATTGCGCGGTCATCAACCGCTCAGGACTCGCCCGGTTCCCATGCACGGTCTCCAGCGCAAACTCCCGCAACGTCCGCACATACGAAATCACCGCCTCGGACGCCGTCCCCCCAATCTCCAACAACTTCGCATCGCCCCGCTCGGAAACTACCAAGGCGTTCCCAGCCCCTTTGACGATCTCCGAATCCATCGTCGCCGGCTCCTTGATCAGCAACGTCGGATCAGAACTATACTTCAACCCCCGCCCGGCCTGGCTCAGCTGATAGTCAATCTCGATATTCGTCTCGATCGCGGCGCGAAACGTGCAGGCCCCATCCACCGCATCCCCACCCGGCAGATTCCGTATCCACACCAGCGGTACAAACCCCAGCCCATGCACGACAGACCGCGCCTCATCCCGCACCGGCCCCGCGCCAGGATCATTCACAGCCCAAGGCAAAAACCAGGTCTCCGCCCCCTCATCCCAAACCCGCTGAAACCAATACACCCCCGCCGGATCGACACCCTCATAACCCTGCGCCAGCAAATCCGCGCCACCGACCTTATAACGCTCAGTCACAAGCTCCAGCGTATCCGGCGCCATCACCTTCCACACCGGCGTCAGAAAAAGACTCTCCAACACCGAAACAAAAACCCGCCCCCGCAACACCCGCAACAGCAACGCCACCGACCCGACAGACCCGCGGATCGCCGCCTCCACCATCACCTCATTCAGCCGCGCCTCCGCCATGACATCGGACAAACACGCCACCAACCCGGCATCCGCCCCCTCCACCGCCGGAAAATGCCCGGCACTGAACAGCAACGCGACAGAATCCTCCACCACCGTCCGGCACAACCCATACCTCACCGAAGGCCGGCGCATCCTAAGCGGCACATACTCCCCGCCCCATTCCGCTCCTCATGAAACTGATAAGGCAGGTAGTCATAAAACGTCCCGTCCAGCACCTGCCGCAGGATATCCAGCCGCGCCACCCGCGCCGGCATCCCCGCCTCACGCGGCACCGTCTCGCAAATCGTCTCGAACATGTGTCTTCACCCTAACGCCCCAGCAGCGGCACGCTCAATCGCCGGGTCAACTGCCCGCTCGTCGTCACCATCATCGTCACCGCGCGCGACAGCGCATCCACCTGGTCATCCTTATCGCCCTCCGGAAACGCCGCCAGCTCAGCGATGAACGCGCCATTCCAAGGCCCCTTCACCAGCCCCAAACTCCCCGCATCCATCTGGATCGCCGCCGGCATCGCCCGCGCCCATTTGCTCCCCAGCTCCGGCGTCGCCTCCACGGCAAACCCCACCAGCGCGCGCTTCAACATCACCACCTGCGCCAACCCCGCCTGCCCCGGATCCTGCGGCAACCCGATCAACGTCGCCGCCCCATCGGCGCGCGCCGTCGCCACGATCCGCGCCTCAACCTGCGCCGGCGAGCCCTGAAACCGCACCAGATCGGCAACGAGCAACCGCCCATCGCCGCCCAACCCCAGCTTCAACCCCACCGTCCAATCCGGACGACGCCCCGCCCCCGGCAGGCTCGCCGCCAAATCCCAAGCCCGAATACTGCGCAACAGCGCCGGGCACGCCTCGACCACAAAAATCTTCGCGGTATCGAACAGCGCCGCATCCGGCGCCCGCGGCGCCTGCTGATACATCGCCGCAAACATCCGCTCGCCGACCTCTCGCCGGCGCCGCGCGATCGCCGCCTCATCCGCCCACGCCGGCCACAGCGCGGCCCCCACGGCCCGCCCCAACACATCCCCGGCCTCGGCCAGCGCCGGCAGCCGCAAACACTCCCACCCCGTCTCCGCCTCGGCCAATCGCCCCGCCAGATCACCGGGGTGCCACCGCGTCATAATCAGCACCACGCGCCCGCCCGGCTTCAACCGCGCCGACAATTCCGCCCGATACCAATCGAACAACCCGTCGCGCAGCGTGGCGCTCTCCGCCTCCGCCCAGGACTTGATCGGATCATCGACGATCACGAGGTCCGCCCGCCGCCCGGTAATCGGCCCCCGCACCCCGGCGGCAAAATATTCCGCGCCCTGCGCCAGCCGAAACTGCCCCGCCGCCCGGCTATCACTCGCCAGCGCCACGCCCAGCTCACCACCAAACTCGCCGAGCACCCCGCGCACGCGCCGCCCAAAATAATGCGCCAGAGACGCCGTATGCTCCGCGGCAATAATCTGCCCGCGCGGAAACCTTCCCACAAAATACGCGGCAAACAAGATCGACCCATACGTCGATTTCGCCGACCCCGGCGGCATCTGCACCATCAACCGGTCGCAGCGCCCATCGGCCACCGCCTGCAACCGCTCTATAAGCAGCTCATGATGCGCCGCCGGCATCATCCCCGCCTTGCCCATCACCATCCGGGCAAATCCGAGAAACCCCGCCTCGCCCGTCAATCAGAGCCAACCGATCAGTGCGCGTTAAGAACCAGTATGCAAAAACATATAGTTCAAAATGGCGCATATGGGCAACAGAAAAACTAACATAAAAACAGAAATAATCACACACGCCCCGCGCGCAGCGCCTGCACGATCATCTCGAGCCCCTGCCCATGCCAACGCTGCACCGATCGATGCTCGGCCCCCAGCACCGCAGCCAACCGCCGCCAGGCAAACAAATGCCGCCCGGTCAGCGGATGCACCAACGCCCGCGCCCCCACGATCCGCCGCAGCACATACCGCCCCTCAGGGATCAACCCCAACCACGCAAACGCCTCATCCATCGCGGTAATATCAGCAGCACTCGGCATCGGCGCCCGCGCCATCGCCGGCGCCCAGCCATAGGCCTCGGCCGCTGACTGCACGACATCGAACCGCATCATCCGCAACTGCGTCGAATACCCGCGCGCCGGCATCGCCAACAACGTCGCCCCCTCCGCCTCCAACCTTGCCACCACAGCGGCAGCATCCCACCCTTCCCCCTCCCCCTTGTGGGGAGGGCCGGGGTGGGGGTGTCTCAACGACGTTCCTGTGTCAGCAACATTGACACTCTCAACGCCACCACAATCCCCAACGCCCATCGCGCTCATTTCCCCGGCTCCGGAAACGCCTCATCCGTCAGCAACCCCCAGGTCAGCGGATGCCCCGCCCTAAGCGGCCCCCGCCCCGGGTCGTCAGACACCGCATCCGCATCTGTCACCACCGTAACGACCCGCGGCGGTGCCACCGCCCGCAACCGCCGCCCCCGCTCGATCACGGTATTGCGCGACAGCCCGAGCCTCAGCCCGATCGCGGCCCAGGTCGCCCCCTCGCCCCGCATCGCACAAATCACGCCGTCCGCAGCCGCCGTCCATTCTCGCGCCAGTGGCATCACAACCTCCCGATGAGATGCCAGTATGTTAGTCAGACTAACTATATATGTCAAGAAATACTAACATGGCGTCGTCAAACCGGACATGTTACAACGCCCATCATGTCATCGAAAAAAAACCCCCCGCCTGAAACCGTGGGCGCCCGTATCCGGGCCCTCCGTCTGGCTGCCGATCTCACGCAAGATGAATTTGCCGCCAAACTAAATGTTTCGCGATCGGCCATCGCCCAGTGGGAAACCGACCGCGCCGGCCAGGTCCGTGACAATATGGAACGGATCGCCAAGGTGTTGAACACTTCGCTCGGCTACCTCGTCTCCGGCGAAACCGGTTCACTTCTGGGTGACGAGCTCGCCCTCATGCGCTTGTACCGCGCCTGCTCGACCGAGGATCGCCGCATTCTCCTGCAAACCGCCCGCCGCCTCGCCCGCAGCTAG